GTCTGCGCCTTAAGGCGATTCCAAAGAGCATCAAACAGAGGACGGTCCTCAGAGAAGTGATGCATGTAGGCATTGAGACTACCCTTCTGACGAAGCTCTAGCCAGCGGAAGTCAAGGCGGGGCGTATTGCCACGAAGCTCATGGAGCATCTTGTAAGTCGGCGTCCGAATCTTCCAACGCTCCCCCGTTGCCGTGTCCTTGACAACATAGCCCTGGCAAAACACGCTGTCATTCGCAGCAATCATAGACTCCAGCGCCTTAACCGTAACATCCGTCCCAGAAAGAGGAAGACGACGGTTCAGCAGGTTCATAAGTGCTGGAAAGTCGGAAATCGCAGGGGCAAAATCCAGCACCAAGCCATCAAGCTTCACAACCTGAACAAGACGCAGGATAGGAATAGGCGCAGGAACAATAATCCGATTGCTGGGATGCTGAAGAACCCACGAGTAGCACATCTGCTGGGAAAGCATACCCACAGTCAGATTCATGCCTGCAAACGTGTCCCAGAACAGACGATAGAAAGTCTGAGGGCCGTAGAATCGGCAGTTTGCGCCCACATTGGAGCGGGTAGCCAAACACCATTGTGACGTCTTTGCGTCATAGAAGAGATTAATCATAGTGCCATCCCAAAAGTCCTCCACGACTAGACCCTCCTTTGGCACAAATGTGCTAGACTCAAGAGGGATACTCTGAAAGGGACTGAATGACATCGGCTTGTGGGTCTCCGTATTCCATACAACCGAACGGAAATAATGGGTATTTGAATGCGTCATATCCGAAACCCCCTTGACATACCGGATAATAGCAAGATGCCCCTGCTCCTTGCTCCGGATCACCTTGAGAAGGCCACCCTCAGCCGACTCCAGATGCGCATACATTGCCTCAGCATCTGAAAACTTCATTGCGACGTTATTAAAGAAATTACTAGAATCCATTGAAGACATTTTATTACACAATCACTTGCTTACTCTCCAGCTGCCTGCGCATTCAAATTTTTTTTGACCGAGGTTGGCCAAGAGAAAAGAACCCTTGCTTATCATAGGATAGATGGAAGCTCCCAATATTGAATTAGGAGATTGGATATCAATCACTTCTACTGAAAATCCTGAGGGTCTAACTGGAGACGTTATTTATCGCGACAAAGAGCGTATTCGGATAAAGTACAAGCAAAGTCGCACACACGGAAAAGAATATCTGCTAGATGAATACGGCGATTTCAAAGAAGAATACGGTATTTATAGTATCTTAAACCATCGTAGTTCAGAATTCTTTCATTTCTCTGCCATGCTCGGCGTTCAACCGGGTGAAACAGTTGAATTTTATACTCTTGAAGGACAACCCGCAATAATAAATGCGGAAACAAAAGAAACTAGTGGTATTGTTAGCCAACTGATTGCCACTGAAACTGAGGATGCCCTGATTCTTCAGAGTGGTGTTCGTTTGGATTTTAACGGCCTTGGACCCGACCCCAACTCAGAAGTAGCTATCATTGTTCCGGCTATGCCTAAAGATGAGGGTGGCGAACAAGCCTCCGATGAGCAACTTAGCCAGCAACAACAAGAAGAGAAGGAAACAATGTTTCAGTTTCAAAGCATTGACCAACTCCTCCGCGAAATTATGCCTACGTCGGTCATTGAAGAAGTTCCGTCAGCCGAACGCTTCTACCCCGACGCAATCCAGCGACAGGATATGTACAGCGACTTTGTTCTAGATCTTACTGCTGAGAAACAGAAAAATATCAAGGCTCTTCGTGAAGTAAGTCAATTAACAGAGTATCTGTTAGCCCTTAAGCAGTCCACTGTTAAATTGAATGTAGCTGGCAGACCGATTGGAGCACAGAAATCTACCTTTGACTCTCTAGCAGATGTCACTAATGAAGTTGCCTCTTCCTATATTCCCGCCTGCGTCCCCATTTATGATGTTAAGAAGACACTCTATCTTGATACTAAACAAGAGAGCCCCCACCAGAACTTGGTCTTTAAGTCGCTCCTTCATGTTGAACATGAAGCGCATAAACGCACAACCTTGTATGAGGGAGGCCTGATGCCCGCAAACGGTTTGGCCTTCTATTCATATTTAGATTCTATCTTCCAGTCCGACCTTCACCCTTACACAGCGGCGGATAGGGAAGGCGCACAAAGAGAGACCGTAGCATACGAGCAAGAAGGATATTTGGCACCAGAGCCCGGTTCTACACGGTTTGCCCTACCTCAAACCAGCGTTAAGGGATATCTAAGTAGTTTTGATCATAAACGTGGTTTTGCGTTTACACCTCTTGATAAGGATTATGTTAATTCTCTAACTGTCCAAACCGCCCGTTTCTTGCCCAGCGTTCGCGCAGTGACAAATAAGGGAATTCCTGCTGGAACTGTATCTCAACCCGCCGACCAAGTTGTAACCGCAGGCTACGTTATCTTAGATACGCCTACAATCCTACATGCTAGAACGCTGGCAAATATTCCTTCCCTTATGACACGCATACAAATCGCAGATTATCAGCGTGATAAAAAGGTTCAGCATTTGGAAACGATTGATTCAGTGGCCGTAGCGGAGGCCAATGCTGAAACACATGCGCTTTTCTTTACAAAAGATGAAGTGGATCGTGCTACTCCGGAATTCTGGCAAGTGTGGATTCGTAATAACTTATATCGCACCCTGTCTCCTATCCACGCCTTCTCTCCCGCATCACCTCTTCTAGCCGTTCTGCTAGATGCCTTTGTCCCTAATCGCAGTGATTATCCGAAGGCCCTACAAGATGAAGTGTGGCGTTTTATTGATTCAAATATCGCACAGTGGATTCAAGCGAGTGGGGCATCAAGACAGCGCATTCAGAAGAAGTTAGCGGATGGTGGAGCAAGCGGTGAATCCTATGCGCCTATAATTGAAAATCCTAATACTTTGAACGAGCGCGTAATAAATGACACATTCTTGAATATTTTAGTTCGCAGAATAAATGAAAAGGAAACTATACTGAAAAATAACCCGCAAGTCTTGTTAAACGAATTTGAGAAAGGATTCGGCACGGAAGCATACATACAATATATTACAATCTTAACCAAATTAGATAATCGTGAAACCGCTTTTGATTATGACTTCCTGCGTCAGAAGTTGGAAGATATCGTCAAGTCCGAGCAGAATCACAATAATTTGCTAGCCGTTCAAGTGAAAAGCAACGCATCAAAGCCGGAAATAAACTCCTGTCCCCACGTTCGTGCCTTAGTGGGTGTGCGCCGTGCTTTATCACGAACTCATGATGTGGCCACGTATATTGAATTATTTAAAGCATTTTTGGCAAAGTACCGAGGCCCGCGTGAAGGCAACTGGATGAAATGTGAAGTCTGTAAGAAGGAACTAGTCTGCCTCCACGAAATCAGCATATTGAGGGAGGCTCTACATCCCGGTCGCTCCCAGTCTATTCACCGCACACTTCTGCTAGAATTTGGTGGCCCTGTCTTTGAGTCGCATTACACCTGTAAGAATTGTGGTATTCCTATTGATGAAATTGAATATGATACGCACTTGGAATACAATGATGAAGGACAGGTCATTTCAGGTCGCTCAGTTATCAAAGAGGATGCCAAGAAGGAAAGTTTGGAAGAAATTGTGAGTCGCAAGGAAGTTATACAGTTCAAGACAGAAGATGAGCAGAAAGTGTATCAGATTATTAAGGTTATCTCAGAACGCATGGGTGCTACTGATATTACCAAAGAGATGGTGGACCGTATTGTGTATTATGCGCAGTTCTATTTGGCTGCGAAAGTGCCAACACAAGAAGTCTATGAAACACAAACGCGCTTGGCTCAATCAAGAGGTACACGTGGCCGAATCCCCTCTTATCAAGAAGCCAGTCGCAATCAGCGTATTGGAGTTGTGGCAGCTCTTCTTCTACTTGAACTACAGACATCCAAGCCCCCCCTTCAAATTAAGTATCCATTTAGCCAGTGCCGATTCTCTATCCAAGGATTTCCGACAGAGGGCATAAATCCGGAAGAGGCAGGAACCGGGGCCCTTGATTACGTATCCTGCTGTGTTGCTTCTATCCAGCGCACAGAGGACCCATGGGCATATGTTACATGGGCATCTTTTCCAGAAATTGATAAGCGTACTTTAACAATCAAACAACTTATTATCGCAACTACTAACATTCTAGTCGGGAACACTCGGACTGGAATGCAACTCAGTATAAGCAGTGATATTCGCACAACCATGCGCAAGCGTATTGAAAGTCTCAAGTTGGAGCAGAGACAAGAATTAGCGTCTTCCAAGGATAAACTTCCTGCTGGATTCATGCCTGAGCCCTTTGTCCAATTCCCAGCGCAGGTTGTAAATGAGCCTTTCGCCGGCGACCCCACATCCGCAGTTACTAACATGAATATCTCAGGAACAGATGGTCCTAAGAAGAATATACGCTATCGTTTAGCCGTCTTGTATAGCCAGTTGAAGTTGGATGCCCATAAGAAGGCTGAGAAAGACGGTATGCTTGTCTATGGCTCGGACCGCAGTGATAGTTTCGCATCACCAATGTCTCTAGCAGATGTTAAGCGCGGAGCCCTACAAGTTCTTGGGTTAGTCCCATTGGAAGAGGAAGCCCGGCGTCTAGCAGTTGCTCTCCGAACAATTGATCTAAGAACACCAACATCAACACCTGCTGGAACACACATTTGGACACCGTGGGCCCCCCGCATAGAGCCAGAGCTCAAGGTTGAAATCCCTAAGAATATTTTATATAAGTTGTTCTTACGAAACTGCTACAAGGGACCGACAATTGGAGCTCCCCACAAATTGGGCTTTGGCAACGCATGTAAAAACTGCGGTTTTCAGTTCCCTGTCAGCATGGATATCATTGATCCTGAGAAGGAAGGTAAACCCGCACTGGATGCGCAGGGTGTGGATTATAGCGAAACCGAATTTGAGAAGATTTTAGCTGCTCGTCGTGAGAAGCGGTCACAGGCACTCTTTATTCGGCCGGATGAGCCTGAACTCTTGAAGAATATTCAAAAGTGGATTGAAACACCAATCATGGGCCCCGACGATGCTGGAATGTGGCAAGAAGTCGGTGTTATCTTACAAGGACTTTATAATGCGAAAACAGTGGGAAATCCCATGGCCCGAGCAGTTGCGTGGGGTGATTTTGTTAAACGCACAGATGACGCGAAAGAAGTCTTAAAGCAAAAGGTGGCGGGGTCCGCTTCACGGAAAACACGGGCTACAGCCGTAGCAGCCAGTTTTGTCAACAATATTGAAATTCTAACACAGCACCCTTTTACAAGCGGTTTTGATTCTATGATGAATACATTTGTATCACCTCTCATGCAGAAGGCACAGGCTCACCAAATTTCCACGATTACATCTCTACGGCCGGTAAAGGAAAGAGGCAAGGCGGATGTGATTTTTGCTCGTGGCATCAAGCAGTGGATGAAGATTTCGGGGGAGCATACAAAATTACTGAATGATATAATGGCGCATCACTCTGAATTAATTGGTGGCGGATCAATACAGATGCGCGAAGTTTGTAAGCGCGTGGGCCGAGAATTAGGCCGTTGGCTACAAATGTGGAAACGGCAAATCTTTGAAGAACCTCTTCTAGGTTTCACGGAAACAGAGGGGCAATACATCCTCCTTTTTGTGATTATTCGCTTACTGCTAGAAATAACAAATCCCACATCATGGCTCTACAAGGAATTACCTACAGAAGCGGGACAGCAGAAGCCCGATGCCGAGACAGTTATGAAGGAAGTTGTAGTGTTTATTGCCGAGAACATGGAGAAAACGGTTGCCACGACAAAGTTGCCTTCACAGAAGGAGTTGGAGGAGATTCTGCTAAAACGTGCTGAGATTGAACGTAATTATGTGATTGATATTTTTGATAAATTAGATGATGATGAAAAACCGCTAGAGAAGCTCCAAAAGAAATTGGGCTTGGGCAAATGGGCGATTGGCCGTAATGTTCGTGATTATAGCGTAGAACTGTTTGAGCATGACCGAAATCAGCGTATTGCGATGGGTCTACGGGATGCTCCTCAGTTAACAGGAGGTAGACAAACACGTGAAGATCTTGGATTTGCTTCATTAGGTGGTGGCGAATCCCGTGCCGACCGAGCATATGACCATGGAGATGCCGATGGCCAAGAGAATGGCGAATAGTTTCAGTAGGAATAAAATACCCACATATTTCTGTAGTTAAAACAGGAGCATGTATGTATTATTTTTAGCATTGACCATTTATTTAATTGGTACAACGCTTGTGTTATATCTTCGTCCCGCTACAATGTTTCATCCTGGCGGAGCGTGGAAGGAATTTTCCTTAACGCCCGATGCTAATCATACCTATATGCCCTTTTGGCTTTTCTCTATACTCTGGGCATTTTTCAGTTATCTTCTAGCAACATTCATTCAGCGGATAGCCGGCCCCTCTACTCTATCCGAAGATATGGACTTTGAAAAGATAGAACTTCCTGAAACTCGCCTAGAGGAGAACGACTTTGATGGCAATATGGATGTACCCGAGTTAGCTGAGCCTGTAAGTAAAAATATGGGTATGAATCGGACACGCAATGGATATTATGTTCTAAATACTGAAAAGTACAATAAGAACAGCGTCCCTATGTATGTCTATTATGGAGATTCCCCTCCCGAACTTGGCTCTAGGCAACAGGGGGTGCGGGGCAGGCGGTAGCAAATGAAGCAAGAGAAGCTATAGAATACATCCCCGCCCAGAACATGTAGAATGCATGGACGGTGGATTCAACGAATAAAGAATCACCACCTCCTCGTTGTCTCATTCTTTCCGGACCAAGAGTATCATGTTTAACTTCTTTTTGGTTCTGGTTCTCGTTCTGGTTCTGGTTCTCGTTTTGGTTCTCATTCTGGTTTTGTTGTGAATTCTGAGGTCCTATCAGCATATCCCGAATAATATTTCCAATAAAAGGAACATGCCACGATAAACTGAAAAAGACGGCTGAAAATAGAACACCAAAACCTGCTAGAGATGCTAAATGATTAGCCTGAAAGACTTTGCCACACACTAAACTCTGAATAATACTGAAAGAAGCCCAGTTCATAAAAAAAGAGATTACGCTAATAAAGACCAAAATATAGATAAATGCTTCTAACGATTGAATATTGGGATTCGTGTGTGTCTTACTATAAGCAAAAAGGGCTATAGCAGGGAGTACGGCATGGACAACACCGTTAAAAAAGGTTGAAAATACAATTTTACCGGTTGAATCGCTCATCTCTGAGAAGGTAGTGGATTTTCTTGCGTGAACTTTGACTTAGTAATAAAAAGATACTTTAGAGAAGATGGCTTCCTGTGGAACTCAAGATCCGTTGCCACCCAAAAAGATAGTGTACGGTGTTATGAAGAGAACTGATGCGATTATTGATATTTTTACGTGGGGAAAAGCTTCCAAGAAGGGTGTGAACCGGAATATCACAATGGACTACAAAACGGGCAATCCAATTGTTTTGAATCCTGATAATTTGAAGGAAGTTATCCGTGTCATTGAGGTTCCCCGGGCCATAGATTCGTATAGAGCATTAGATATCTATAGAAACTCGGCCACAAAGGAAAATAGAGAAAAATACAATTCTGCCCTTCAAAACTTTAATAAGCAAAGAACCGAAAAGTCAGAGCTTACAATTGCGCGAGCCGAAGAACTTCAGAAAGCATTTTTAGATTTAGCTCAGGCAATCGGAAATTATGATATTAGTCCCTCTACTGAAGCCGCTAAACAAGTGGCATTAGCACAGAAACTGTTGCTTGCGAAAGAAACTGAAGTTGCTCCTAAGGGGCCTAAAGGAGAAGCCTGCGAATTGGGTGAGTCATGTGAACGGATAGTGAAGGCATTTGAATATCCGATTCCTCCTTCTGGCGATCTACCACCCCCTCCAGTTAATATATATGTAAAATATGAAATGATGGGCGATAAGCGTGAAGTGGCATTAGCTTCTCTTTTAGCTCCTCCACCGGCCGAAGAAGAACAAGAAACCTTAGAGGACACCGAAGTTGAAGTACTAGCATAATCATTGTAGGGGATAAATTGAGATACGCTCTTCATTCTTATCACAGTCTACTTTTTTAACGATGTATTGAAAACACACATCGTTCCTATCAACATAGGTCACCTTTCCGGCATTGTCCAGATTAGGGTTTTTATAAATAACGACCGGGGTCGGCTTCAAGATGTAAACAACAAAGAACCCGATGAAGAAACTAACCATAAAAGGAATTAGTTGAATCTTAGTGAAAAAACGCATTCTACCCTACTTTACGGCAAGATAAAATAAGATAAAATATCATAAGTAGGGAATGCTGGATTTGATGGAAATAATGGAGCATCCTAGGCTAGCTTTTATTATAAGTTGTTTAATTGGCTTTGGCTTAGCAGCAATGATGCGTCCCTTGTGTAAAGGCCCAGATTGTATTGTTATACGAGGACCTGAAGTAATTAAGTTTCAAAACACAGTGTATCAGTTTGGAGAAGCCTGTTATGAATTTAAGGTAAAGCCCGTACAATGTCCAGCAGATAAGAAGGAATTGATTAAGACTTTTTCATTTGCTGATACGGATTGACCGCGTTTTTCTGATAACTTTGATATATTTATCTATAATAAATGTCTCAAAGCACGCCCTTAGAAAAGTTGGATGGCCCCGGAGCAAATGATGCTTCTCTTGTCAATAAGATTCTGTCTGATATGAATGATGGGTCATCTGGAGGCCAATCAATGGGTAATCCTAATGGCGCGGCGTTTGAGCAGGGTCCGCCCCGCCTGGTACTTCAAGAACCGCCGATTCAGTCAACGCAGGAGTACACGATGGACTCAGCACCTGCCACAGCGCACTTGATTGGAAACTCTACTCCTTCTGCGCAGGACTTTTCCTCCATGATGGCTTCATTCGGCCAGGTCCAGCAGGAAAATCCGGTTCCTCAAGTACAGATGATTGCTTCCACGCAGAAGGGAGATATGTGGACATATATCTCAGACCGCATCCGAGCACCGATTGTTGTAGCTGCTCTGTTTTTTCTTCTTAATCTACCCTTATTCCACACATCTCTCATGCAATACGCACCCTGGGCGTTTCGTGCTGGCTCCGAACTATCAATGGTTGGTCTGGTGCTTCTATCCTTAATTGCGGGTCTTTTGTTTGCCGGTTATCAACTTCTGTCTGATATTATAGGCGTATAGTAGGGAATGTCTGGTTTTTTTGGTTACAAACTGAGCGAAGTGGCCGTTACAGCACTATTGCTTCTAGCATTAATACCTATCGCTAAGTCAGCATCAGCCTCTAATTATTTGCCCATCGTTGTTGGCCTGCTAACCTATGCGGGTCTAACAACTATGCGTAGTTTAAGTCTGGGCATCCGTGTTCTAGTAGCAGTGCTAGTGGCAATGATTCTCGTCCCCACACCTTTCCGAGGTCGGCGCATGTGGGAGGGCTTTGAGGACATGGAACCTGCGGTACCTGCGGAACCTATGGAAGAAGAGAAGAAAGAGAAAGAAGGTTTTGAGGATGATGTCGAAGAGGAACCGAAAGAAAAAACAATGGAAGGTATGGAGGATGAACCCCCTATGCCCGAACAGGTTGAGAAGATGAAGAATCCCAGTGATGCTGATTCAGATGATCCTGAAGCATCTAACATTGATGCGTTAATGGCAAAGCACGCCGGAACTGCGCCAAAGAAGTATCGTCTTCCTTCTGAGAAAGAAGATGGGGGCCATCACATGGATGTTGGAACAACATTTATGAATGCCTACAAGAAGTTGAAGCCTGACCAAATCAAGAACTTAACGACTGACACGCAGAAGTTAATCATGGTACAGAAGGACTTAATGGCGAACTTGAATAATTTGAAGCCGTTAGTAAGTGACGGGAAGGAAATCATGAAGACATTCAAGAGCTTCTTTGGTTCCGATCCTACAAGTGCGTAAAGACTTGACAAGTGGGTAAGTCTAAGGAAAATAACGGGCTGAAGTAGAATGCCCAAAGCTAGAAAATTTAAACAACGTGGCGGTTCGGTGCCCACCGCCGGGCAACGAGGCGGTTTCTTTTCCGAACAGCCAGGTAGTTTTTACTTATCACAAACGAGTCTCGTGCTGATTCTAGCAGTGTCTCTCGTTATCTGCGGAGCGTTTATTTATTTCGCTCTTCAAAATCGCAGTGACATTAATATTAAGCTGGAAGTGCCTTCCTCCCAAGGGGTTCCTGCCCCGCAAATGGTGAGAAACCCGGTCTCAGTATCAAACGGTGTTCCTGCTCCGCCCGAGCGTCACTATCAAGCAGGACCAGATTTCAACGCAGCAGGTAACGTATTTAATGTTCCGACACAAGGCTACGCCGAAAGTTATCAGCAGGTAGGATTGCTAGTAGCCCCGGGAGGTTCTGCTCTTTCTGGCAATGGTGAGCGCACTTTAGTGCCGTTGTATGGTCGGCGAACAATGGCTTCTCGCAATAAGTGGAATTACTATATGCGCACGGATGGTCTCAATCCGGTCCAAGTTCCCGTCCGTTACAAGAATCGTGATTGTGACGACGATAACGGGTGTGATGAAATTTATCAAGGCGATGAAGTCAGCGCTCCGGCGCAGGGCCAAACGTATAAGGCGAATATATATAGGCAAAAATCGCAGGTTTATAATCCTTTCTCAGTTTAGGATAAGTCTAAATGGCTAACGTATTTCCATTTAATAGTTTGAGTTGTGCGCAGACACCATTTCAGTTTCCAAAAGTGGCCAGAGTCAGTGATTTACCTGAATTCAAGACATCAACAATTCGTATAATGGGTGACAAGCCGGGCCCTGGTCGGGTTTTAGAGCGTGCTAGTAAAGATGGGCAACTTATAGAAGAGAATTCACAGATAACGCTGTTATATGAAGGACAGACATTCAATATATCCGATACAATCCTACATTTTCCTGGAATGCACAGACTTCCCGGCGAAGACTCTCCCGCTGCTGGTGAAATTCACATCTATTTTCGGGTAAATAAGCCTTCAAAACAACAATTTGTCCGCGATGATATCTGTGTTGTTATACCTATTAAGATAGGAACAGGTAAGGGTGTTGACTATTTTTCCTATCTAAATCGCGACGCTACTGCGAGAACCGAGTATCTTCCCGCTTTGACAAAAATACTAACAGATAAAACACCTGTGATTTTATACAAAGGGAAAGACCTTAAAAATCGGGGAGCGGGCCTGCCTCGTTCTGATACTCAATGTTTGCCGGATTCCTATGCGATCCAGCATATAGTTCTTCAAAATCCTGTAAATGCCCGGGCAAAAGACGTTGAACGTATCAAGGCAATCAATCAATATATTGAATTGGAACCGCCGAGCGACCCGATTAGTGTTGTTGACCTGCGCCGGTTCTGCGCACTCTACAAAAATCCTGGACTTCGTGTTGGTTCTTTGAGCGAATCTCCAACAGAGTTACCTGCTGGAGTCAAACGTATGGCGGATATGAAATGCCGTCCTATTGATGCAAAGAAGGATATTCAAGGTGATAAAATCATTATCGATAAGAATGCGCGAAATGTCTTTTTACCGGATGAACTTTATGGTAAACGGAAATTGGAAGACGAAAATGGTGTGCCTGGTGCGGGCTCGGGCTCAACAATTAAACCGGGTGAATTTGAAGATTATTTGGCAATGCCTATTGGTGGTGCGATAGGATTAACGTTTACTGCTTTCATTGTGTGGGGAATAAATAGTGTTGTATGGAGAATGAATCCTTTGCCCATGCCGGCGACTTAAAATTCAATAACTATGATAGGAGTCTGATGAAGACGGCGATTTTATTACTTATGCTTGCGGGCCTCTTTCTTTTTCTAATTACCTTTCAGCGAAGTCGCTTACCAGGTCTGCTACAGGAAGCCTTTGATAATGCGACACTTCCTATGACATTTGCTACAACAATGAACGCGCAACCTGTTACAAAAGCAGGCGTAGCTCCACTGTGTCCACCGACATTTAATTTTTACACAGACAGAGAGGGTATTTCTATGTGCTGTCGTGGCCGGATTGATTTTACTGAGGGACGATGCTATCCCGGAAATGATAAAAGCACATTGCCTCATGTATGTACGCTTGGAGCAAAAATGAAGGATGAGTATGGTGACCAAGTTCCATTTTGCGGTTCAATGATACAGTCGCTCTTATCTGAACTTGGAGCTAAAGAATGTACAAAGAACAAACCAAAGAGGGCTACAGCGGATGGAATCACTGGATTCTGCTGTTCTCAAACACCATCGTCTGCTACTCCCGACAAGTGTCCTACTGGATCAGCCTCTTGTGTTGTCTTGCCATCCGACCAGAACCCGTTTGAACGCTCCAATTCATGTGGCCTCGAGCGCATAGTAGATGGAGCATTCTGTCCTGCTGGAATGAACAAGACTATAATGGCAGGTTCGGAAGGTGAAATAACTGGTCTAACAGTTCCTCTATGTATGTCTATCGCAACACCCCGTAGTCGCACTGTGCCAATGTGTATTCCTCGGACTGTATTGAATGAACTCCGGCGTTTTAATAAGTATCAATCAAAGAATTTCAATTCATGGATTGGAAACTGTGAAGTATATGATAAAGTGAATCTAGCACAGACAATGTCGCCGGATGCTACCACACTTGATAAGGGCGGATTCTAGTTGCTTCTAGTAAGCCTAAAAAATTGTCTTATTTTTTGCTTCTAGTAAGCCTAAAAAATTG